ACAGTAGATTGAAGCTGTAAAAAATCAGTAGCTCCTAAACTCGCATGATAAACAAACCAATAACCAGAATTTGATGTAGATTTAATAATCATCATTTTTGGAGTGCTACCCAGATTATGATTTAAAGTCTGAGATGTTTGTGAATTTCCATTATACGTCACAATGTCTAAAAAACCTGGTGCTTGGCGTAATGACCAAGAAACATAGTCGTTACCATTGACTTTTGTATCTCCAACTGTATTGGTTGTTGTATAACCATTATTATTAAATGTGAAATAGGTAGGTTGATAACCAGTACCTGCACTACCAGTGCCATTTGAGTTTAATAATCCGCTATAATTTCCGTCTGAGTCCGTAGAAAAAAGAACGTGACTAGCAGTTCCGTTTCTTTGTTTTGTCCAAACTAAACCACCTTCACCAGCAAGGTCTAAGCCGTTGTTTATAGCCAAAGAAGTTCCGCTTGTACCTTCATACGCATAAGTAGAAAAAAGATCATCTACGAATTCACCTGAACCTCCTGCCGATCCTGCCGCAGCTTCTAATAATTTTTTATTACTTGGCATCTAAATATCCTCTTAGGCTAACGCAAGTCCTGCAACGAATCCATACCACGTGGTACCACCGTCACACGTTATAAATACTAAAACATCAGTACCCGAAGCTGTACGTGTGGGAGCAGTCGCTGCTGGCCAATCTACGGATGCTGGCCATGTTTGAGTCGCGCTACCACCATTAACTAATTTAATGCTGAAGCTAGAAAGCTCATCTGAAGCAGCAGGATTAGAAAAAGTCCAAGTAGTCGCCCCAGTAGTTGTGGCAGTTACAGAATTACCCAGTGTTAAGTCGATAGTCTTAGCACCTGTGGCGTTACCAATAGCGTTAGTGATTTCCGCGTAACCCTGTAATGTTTTATTGGTTAATGTGTCGGCAGATACTAAACTGACTAAAGTTGAATTAGCCCCTGCGGGAAGTAACATTGTATTAGTAACACTCGCGCTGTGCGGTTGCGCTTTGAGAGTTTGTCCGTGGCTGTTAGCGTGGCAGTTAAGCTTGATTTGCCCTTCAACGCTAGAGCCATCACCCTTGACTTCTACTATTTGAGTAGCTGGATCTACAGTTAAATTACCTGACGTAGTAGTTGTGATTCCTGCCAAAATACCTGAACTTAAGGTTTTGTTAGTCATTGTAGTAGTGCTAGTAGCAGTGACAATGTTTGTGGGTGTAATTATATCTGATAAATTAGCCATTTTTTATACTCCTGGAGCTATTGGCCAATCAGCCATTTTAAGATCTGGCCAATTAGCATGATCTGGTAAATCTCTAAGTTGTTGCCTCCATTCAGCCCAAGCAGCCTTGTTGGTAATGGTGGCATCTGCAGCCTGTGTCCAATCACTAGATTCTAAGAATTGATTTCTTTTAAATCTATTTTCTTCTGCCGAAAGAGGAGTGATCACCAGCGTCCTTCTTACAGTTTCACCTAAATCTTCATAGGTATAATGTCTGTTGCAAGGTTCAACAGTGTCGGCACTATCATCAGATTCTAAAGGACGAAACCGAGCAGCGTAATGTTCAGGGAACACCGTATACGGGTCGACACTAAGAGTTTCATGTTCTTTCCCATTTTCAAATATTATAAACATTTTATTTCACTCCTAATAAATTAAAACAATACATGCTGCACCGCCTTGACCTCTGCCAGCACTTCCTGACTGATTAGATGATCCACCACCGCCACCGCCATAACCACCATTACCACCTTGTGAAGTTTGACCCGCATTACATCCCGCACCGCCACCGCCGCATAACATTCCCCCATTACCTGCCCAAACGGAACCAGTGCCCGACCCATTGGGCGAACCCGCACCACCACCAAAAGATCCTGCGTTTCCATGAGATCTGTTTGCAGTTCTATTATCAAACTCTCCTCCAACACCTGTCGGAGTATAATGAGGATAAGAGTAATACCAGCCTTGATCAGTGTTAGCACGTTCTCCTGGCTGAGTGCATCCTGCGATCAAAGGGTCTGTAAAATATGGATATATTACATTGTCTCTGCCTTTTTGGTCGGGACCTGCACCACCTGAAACATAATCGGTACCGCCTCCGGTGCTTCCAGACCCAGCTCCCCCACCACAGTAGCTGTTCCAAGTGGTGTTTCCTATACCACCTGCTCCATCTTTTGCTCCCCCTGCACATCCTACACCAAGAGGACTTCCCGCACCTGCACCTCCAGGACCGCTAGTGGCATTCATATAACCCCCAGCTCCACCTGAATAAGCACCGCCATTAGTCACTGATGCGTCCTTAGTTGCCGTACCTGCAGCAGCATTTGATACTGTTCCGTCAGCTGCATTTGCTCCGGGATTTCCAGTTAACAGTACTGAACCGCTATTTTTCGCCACAGTTGCCACTTTAGAAGAAATAACTAAGTTAAGAGTGTCTCCGGGAGTTACGGCTATATCGCCATAAGCCATACCTCCTCCAGCACCACTAGTATTATAATAATTACCAGATGGTGGAACACCTCCATCACCACCACCGCCAACTGCATATGCCCTAACACTGGTAACGCCAGCAGGGACAGTAAAATTAGTGGTAGCCGTGTAAACTGCAGGTGTTAAAGTTGTACTGGTTGCCACAGGTGCTGTTGACTGCCATGTAGTCCCGTTAGAAGTAAGAACATTACCTGATGTACTGGGAGCTACAACCTGTACGGCTGATGTACCATTGCCCAAAATAACATTGTTAGCAGTCATACTAGTTGCACCTGTACCGCCATTCGCAACAGGTAATGCGCCAGTAACTCCAGTGGTTAAAGGTAATCCTGTTGCGTTTGTCAATGTTCCAGAAGCAGGAGTACCCAAAACCGGAGCAGTCAAAGTGGGAGCTGTTAATGTTTTATTAGTTAAAGTCTGGGTACCGTTCAAAGTGACAGCGTCACCGCCATTACCACCTACTTGTGCGTAAACTTCCCATGTCGTTCCGCTATAAACGAATTGTACAGAAACCCCATCAATATTCAAATTTAAATCGGATGCAGCTCCTTCTATGGTTGACCCATTACGACCTGCCGTACACGCATTAGTCCCAAAAGCTCCCCCTGAATCAGCAATAATAACTTGATCACCCAAAGAAGGTGAAGCAGGTAGAGTGACTGTAAATGCCCCACCGCTAGTGTCAGCAAGAACACCTTCTAAATCTGAAGCAGTGTAATTTGCTGTTTTTGCAACATATGAAACTCCTCCAGGAGCTGGCGTAACATCAGCAAGTACCGTAACTGCCCCAGATGAATTTTTAAAGAACAATTTACCATCGTTGGTGTTGATGGCCAATTCACCATCTTGTAAATTACTTGCTGATGGCGTCGCTGAAGCAGTCGCTGTTCTATATAATTGTATTGGCGTGTAACCTGATTGTGGCATTAGAATGTACCTCCTGAAATTCCTGATGTTGCGGTCACTGTCGTAAATACTCCAGTGGTGGCAGTTGATGCGCCTATTGGGGTGTTATTAATTGTTCCTCCTACGATTGTTGGGGCAATCGGGGAGGCTAATTTAGCAGTGGTCACAATACCGTCGGCTAATTGATCGGAAGTTAATGGTATATCTGTTGGTGAATTACCAATATATGGATTAGACATTAGGTTATCTCCAATATTGAGAGCACAGCATCTATTGAGCTCGCCGCACTTGAATTAACTTTTATTGAATCTCCTGTAATCAATACAATTTTTTGATTACCTCCAATCGGCACCAAAGAGCTACCCACAGGAACCGGAGCATCTTTTACAATATAGGTGTCATTCGCACCATCATTTAGAGTTACATCAACATTTACCGTTGACGCACTCGTGTTAGACACTGTTAGACCAATTACAGTGGTTTGAGTTGAAGATCCTACAACATAGGAACCCACCGCAGTTAATGCAGTCCCGATGCCTCTAGAAACTTTTCTTGTAAATGTATTCGCCATTTTATCTCCTTACCCCAACGCCACAGCCAGAGCTATAACATCGTCAGTTGTTACTCCTTGCGCTGGAGCCTGTGATACCCATGCTGTACCATTACTAGTTAACACATTACCTGATGTTCCCGCAGCGGTTAATCCTGTGCCGCCATGAGCAGGTGCGAGTGTGCCAGAAAGAGTAATATCTCCTGTGCTTAGAGTGCTTGGTGTGAACCCAGTTGTTCCTGCGCTGAATGCACTAACCGCAGTTACAACTGCTGATGCCCATTCAAACGCACTACCATTCCATTTTAAAAATCTATTTGAAGTCGTCGGAGCATCAATAAATGAGGTCGTATCAGTTGCAGTATTAAATACTATTTTATTGGCTGCACCACCTTCAACATTAGCTATTTTAGTTAAATTAACAACGCCTGTTTGACCATTAACAGATGTCACACTGTTTGTTTGATCTAGTTTTTGCCAAGCTGTTCCGTTAAATACAGCCCAGTCCCCTACTTGCCAGTCTGTAACACCATCTAAATTAGTGGTTCCTGCAACACTGACTATATAATAATAACCTGCCACCCCAGATCCAGAAGCTAAAGTGGGAGTATTTGTTGAAGCATTCCAAGTGCCCTGGAAGCTTAGACCACTTTGAAATGAAGTAGTCGTCGCGCTAGTTATAACACCCTTGGCATCAACTGTAATAACTGGTATAGCAGTAGCCGAACCATAAGTTCCTGCACTTGCTCCAGAATTAGGTAAGTCAGCGTTAACTAGTGATCTAAATGAAGTAGGTGCATCAGCTCCAGAAGCAGGTCCAGAAAACACCACATTAGCAGGTTGATCAGTTTGTATTAGTGCTGAACCCCATGTATAAGCACCTGCTCCTCCTGAAATTAATACTTGACCTGCTAAACCTACACTACCTAAAGCTATGTCACTACCACCACCATAAGCAATCGCCCCAGGAGTAGAAGTGTTGGACCTACCTGTACCTCCTTGATCAATAGGAAGTGTACCGTCTATTTCGTCTTGATTAGATAAATTGACCGGAGGGTGCTGATGGTCAGTTCTAGAAAGTGAAATACCAACTCCTGCAGATCCTCCTGTGGTAGTAGCTAAAGGCACTGTATTTGAAAAATTAGCACTTAGAGTTACATTATTACCTAAGCTGCCACCTCCTAACAGACCTTGACCAGCTATAACTTGAGTTGTAACGGGAACAGTACCTGATCCTGAAGATGCTATTTCAGTAACCGCAGTTATTCTTCCAGTTTCATCTACAGTGACGACAGGTATATTATCACCATCACCGTAAGTACCTGGAGTAGCTCCTGAAGAGGCGAGTTGCGCTGTTCCTACCCCATCGTTAGCGATGCTTAAAGTAACGTCTGAAGTAAGCTGACCGCCTCCAGTCATACCTGTTCCCGCTATAACTTGCCGAGTCGTAGGTACTCCACTGACTTGAAGAAGATCCCCAGCGCGAACCTGATAACTCACTCCTTGGTATGTGAACAATAAAAGTCCATCAGGAGACGCTACTGGGGCAGTTGGGAGCTGCGTTACCCTACTAGGTATTAAATTACTTGGCACATCAGACATTATTCAGTCTCCAAATATTTGTCGCCATCTTCTTGAATAATAAATTCATCACCAGCTTCTTGAATAAGACCAGCAGGATGAGTATCTATATTCGTATCAGGTCGATTAAATGGCAGTACGATTTGATCAGGTCGTCTAGGAGGTAGTAAATAAGGATCATAATCATCTTTATCTGCTTCGCATACCATCAAACCAGGGAAATTAGGATCAGGATGGAGCTCAGCTAAAAAGAACTTTTTAGAGCATCGCGCACAAATACCTATACCGAAAGTAGTTTGCCCTGTAGGATCTAAATACAAACTCATGCTGTATAAACTCCTATACCAGGATTAATTTGTATTGGAGAACCATCATTATCTCCATCCCATGCCCTCTGAATGCTTCTTTCAGCTCTCGCTTCTAATATAGGTATGAGATCTGCAGTCGCTGCAGGAGTTTCCATGCACACCCTAGCAGCTAAACCATTTACTATGGCTTCTAACCATCTGTCAGGTATCTCTATTTCTTGCTGTAAATTATTAGTATCCATTATTTGACGATGTCTCCACAGCGTCATTATATATTTTTCAGAAGCTGAATCTGGGGCTGGCCATAGATTAACTACTGGTTGAACAAGATTACGTTGATAATAGAAACTCGTGGGTCTTCCGGAAAAAGTTAAATTACTTTGATTAACGTAATTATCCCTGCTTAACACGCCCATGGGTATTGATGAAGGCATGTTACCCAGAGTTATGGTAGTATACGCTATAGTAGTCGCACCATCAGTAGGTATTATTCTAAAATACTGTTTTGATAATGCTCCCTCTATTTCACTCCAAACAATGTCACCTGCTGTAGCCAAGGCTGCAGTAGTTAAATTTTTACTATCAGAAGTGCCTACTGTAGTCCATGTTACATTATCAGGACTGGTTTGAAAAGTCAATGAAGTTGCCGTGGCAGACCATTTAACTCCAATAAAATTTACTATAGTAGGTGAAGTGAAATTAACTGTATAAGAAGTATTTAAGGACGTTACTGTTCCACTTAATTCTTGGAGAGTCATTAAGTTTAAATTCAATACGTCAATAGTACCTTTAGGTAAGGTAGATATAGGGTTATTTTCGTAGAAAGGAAGAAGTTGTTTTTCTATACACCAACTAGGTGCTTTTATATTTGCTAACTCATCTAAAAAGAAGGACAATGAATCTAATGCGTATTCCTGCATTTCAGAAGTAATGGCTTGCGCAGGCATGCGACATCGTCTGAAAGCATGATCAACTACTTTCAGGGCATTAAACGTCTTGACAGCAATGTTGCCAGAATAAGCCATATCAACCTCATTATTGTATTATTGGTTGCTGATACAGCAGACCCCCTAATTTAAACTGGTTTACCCCCAGTTATTTTTCATAGTACCCATGTTTTTGAATCCAGATAGAGGATTAGAAGCTCCCCTACTTTCATCACGACGAGATGCATAAGACTGAGTCTTAGTCGACTCTTTACCGTCTCTCATACCTAATGATTCATCTAATCGGTCGTTTGAATTTTGTTTTCGTCCACCTTTAGAATAACCTTTAGTTTTCATACCGCCTTTAGAATAGCCTTTGGTCTTCATGCCACCCTTTTTATACCCTTTTGATTTCATACCCATGTCTGAGTCTCCTTATTTCATTTTAGAAAAAGTCTTAGCGAGACGTGCTCGCTGCTGAGTTTTAGCAGAAGGTTTAGGACCCCCAGCTTTAGCAGGATTACCCGCAGCCACTTTATTTAAAGCACCTTTAGGTATATTTTCGCCCTTAGGAACATCCATGTAATCCCTAAGAGCTCCTGGCTTTTTTACAGCACCTTTAATCCAATCTTTTTTAGAACCACCTTCTGCTGCATAGAAACCAGCTTTAATTTCTTTTTCAGCTTCGCCTCTAAGCCTGCGCATTTCATCACGAGCATTCTTTTCTCTAGAGGCAACTCTATTCATCTGCTGTTTTTTATCTCTGCGTTCTTGATAATCATTAGAAGTTCTTTTTCTAACTCTTTTCATTTCATCAGCAGCATCATCTTGAACACCAATAACCCGAGCTTCTTCATCACGGATATTTTTCATTCCGCTCTGACTTCCACCTCTGGACATTTTTACTGGTTTTGATGATTTTGTAAATCCGAAATCAGAGGGGAAATCAAAGTCCTTAACATATTTTATTGTCATGGTTGATCTCCTGGTTGTGCTTCTGCGTATACTTTTATACCGTAAAGTAAAACAGTATAAGTGTCTCCCGCAGAGGCGTCTCTAGTGCTAAAGGCTATATCTCCAGCAGCGTTAGTCCCCATATCCCCTGTACCATTATAAGGTAAGGCAGGTTCATAAGGAATGTCATATAATTGACCTTTGGGTAATGTGACGCATAGAGCGTTATTTGCTGGAGTAGGATCACCAACCCAAATAACGTCTACTCCCATGTCTTCTGTTTGAGCGTATAATTTTGAAATTTTCATTCCAATACACGCTAAACCATGAGAGTTAGGATTCAATGCAGACACATCAACTTTGGTCACTTTATCTTCACCAGTGCCATCAGATATATTCGTAAACTTAGCTACGTATAAATGCTCACCGTCTTGAAGAACTTGAGTCGTTACTGCGTCAGCCATG